GGAAGTATTGGAAGGTCAAAAATCGTGGACTCTATCGGGTGAGGGTTTGGTAGTGTATAACCAAACTGGGAAAACAACACCTGATGAAATTTACACTCTTTTAAGCAGCCGCGGGGTGGTAGCTGTTGAGTTTGGTTCAGCAACAACTGACGAGACATACTACAGCGGTAGTGGTTTCTTCACTGAGTTCTCAACCGATGCTGGAGTAGAAGATAACGCAACGTTCTCTTTCTCATTCCAAGGAACAAGCACCTTGACTCAAGGGACTCAATCATAACATCAGTAGGGGGGCTTCGGCCTCCCTATTTTAACATCACACACAACAATGGAAACAAACTTGATAAAAGTAGGCGAAAAGACATACCCTGTAAAGTACGGGTTCAATGCATTAAGATTGTTTTGCAATGCCAGCGGCATTGGATTGCAAGAGCTTGAAAAGATAGGAGAAAACATAAGTATAGACCACGCCATCAACTTGGTATGGGCGGGAATGAAAGACGGTGCACGAGCAGAGAAGCAAGCCTTCGATCTTAGCGCTGATGACATTGCCGACTTGCTTGATGAGGATATGAGTATCATTCAGCAGTGTATGGAATTGTTTGTTGCCTCCTTTGTGAAGCCAGGAGCTGAAGAAAAAAAGTAAACGCCCAAGCCTCGGAATCTCTTGATTGGGATGCGCTGGAAGCGATAGGTTTGGGTGAGATGGGAATGAGTGTTGAGGAGTTCTACAATATGACTCCGCGACAATTCCAAAATAAAAGAGAGGGCTTCCAAAACCGCATTCAGTACCAAACTGAATTGGTATGGGAGACTACAAGGTGGCAAGCAGCGGTAAACATTGCACCACATACGAAGAAAAGATTAGGCCCGAAGGACTTGGTTGTTTTCCCTTGGGATAGCAAAAAGAAAGTACATAAGGCTGCAACATACGAAGAGGTGCAAGAGGCAATTAAAAAGGTGTTCGGTAAATGAGCGATATAGATTTTAAAATTGGCGCGGACATGAAGCAGTTCCGCACTGCGATGGGAAGCATCGATCACAGCTTAAGAAAGTTGAGCGGTGGTTTTGGTGCTTTAGGCGGAGTGATTGGCGCTTCCTTTGCAATTGATATCATCCAGCAGTTTGCTGCTGAATCTATTGACCTTGCCTCAAAGATGGAAGGTGTTGAGGCAGCTTTTAATCGACTCAATGACCCTACACTTCTTGACAACCTTAGAAAAGCCACAGCGGGCACCGTTGATGACTTAAAGCTGATGCAAACGGCTGTAAGGGCTGAAAACTTCCGCATCCCTATGGATGTGCTTGCAAAAGGTTTGGAGTTTGCACAGCGTAGAGCACAAGCCACGGGTGAGAGTGTTGACTATATGGTTGACTCCTTCGTTACTGGTTTGGGTAGAGAATCGGTTAAGATTCTTGACAACCTTGGTATATCTACTATTGAGCTGCAAGAAAAGACCAAAGAGCTTGGCTCTATGGCTGCTGCCGTTGGTCAAATAATGGAAGATGAGTTCGAGAAGGTTGGCGAGCGCGTTACAACTACTTCAATGAAGATAGACAAGCAGCGCGCTTCAATCACTAACCTGAAGACTGAAGTAGGCGAGAAGCTGCTACCCGTATACTCCGCTTTCCTTGATAAAACCATTAGCGGTCTTGACACCGTCAACTTTATTCTTGATGACCAAGAGAAAGGCTACAAGCGATTATTCACTGCTGTACAATCTTACTTCAACGTCACTAAGTTTGGTTTAGATTTAGTCACCAATCCACTTAAGGCTTTATTGGGGTTATTTGGAGAAACTGAAGAAGAGGTTAAAGAGATGAACGCTGAGTTCACCAATGGCCTCCCAAAAATTGAGGACTGGAAGAACAAGGTACAGCAATGGGTTCCTTTACAAAAAGACCTTAATAAAGCCACCGATGAATCAACTGAATCAACTGATGAATTAGGTGAGGCTATAGAAAGAACGCGAAACGAAGCGCACTTCTATACTGAAACAATCCATAGGCTTAAGCAAGCTCACTCAATGCTCGGTAAAGCGCAAGAGGCGGCTTTCCAGCCAATGATGATGACCTTACAGCAATATAGAGAGTTCTCTAATGAGCTGCTAAGATCACAAGCCTTAGAGAAGGGTTTAGACTTAACTTATGATTTAGAATCGGCAACCTTTGACGCGGTTACTGCGTTCAATGAATTAGGCAGCACTATTGGAAATGTATTGACTGCATCTTTTAATGCAGCACTAACAAGTGGAGAGAGCTTTTTTAAGGTATTCGCCGACGGTTTAAAAGCAATGCTTGCACAGCTTGCTGCAACTATTGCAGCGGCCTTAGTTCTTAGTATTGTTATGGCAGCGGTATTAGGCGGTGGAGTAGGTGCTTTATCTATTCAATCCATTGGTACAGCATTCAAGCATTTCGGTGGCCCTTCAATGGGAGTGCCAAGTTTTGGAATAAACGGCGGACTCGGTGGTGCAATGCAAGGCATTGAGATATTCGGAAGATTAAGCGGTTCAGATATATTGCTATCGGGTGAGCGTGCTGGAAGAAATAGAAATAGACTAAGCGGAATCGGAGGCTAATGGCAAACCCAAAATTATACGGTGAATTTAGAAGTGACCACGGAAACTTCTACTTGATAGAGATATGGGATGAAGACTACACGGGCAATGATCCTGATAGGTTCAACGTAACGAGTGGAGGCTTTGAGCTGAACTACTCGGGGCAAACGGACAACATCTACAGCCCCGTTATTGGCTCAAGTGTTTCCTTTGGTATGTACATCAAGGATGCTGCAACAAGAGCCTTTGAGACTAACTTTAAGAACTACCAAGAGAACCGCTACTACGTTAAGATTTGGAAGGGCCAATACGATGGCCAAGATTCTGATAAGTGGTACAACACCTCAAAGGTATCGGATGATGGTTTAGTGATGAACTTTTCACCTGATGAGGAGGAGCTTGTGTACCTTGACTTCTTTTGGGGCGGCTACATCTTACAAGATATTGTAAAGATAGAGGATGCTGCGGAGCCTTACGTTTTGCAGATAGAAGCAAACGATGGTATTGCCAAACTCAAGAATGTAGATGCGCTTCGCTTTAGGTCATCAATAACGAGTATTTTTAGCAATGCTATATTCAGCTCTTACAGCCACAGCATATTCCCTACCGAATGGCCAGCGCTCAAAGTAATAAGCGATTGGTGGAGCCAGCAACAAACTTACAGCGCTTCAAACAACCCTTTAGATTCTACTGCAATTGATGTGGATGTTTTCCACGATTTTGATGCAGATGGTAATATAAGAAAGGCGTCGTACTACGATGTGCTCACAAACGTATGTAAGGCCTTTGGTATGCGCTTTTATTTCTCCAATGGTAGCTACCGAGCGGAGCAAGTGTTTCAGCGCAATGGTAGCGCTTTTAAGGAGTTTAGTTACAAAGCCAACGGCAACTTTATAGGCTATGAAAGTGTAACGAGAGATAAGACACTTAATCAAACAAGCAACAAGGCTCGCCTGGCTGGTAATATCTTTAACTTCCTCCCCGCAGTAAATAAAACTCAAATCACTACCGATGAGGGTGACGTGAGCTACGTGGGTATCATTAGCAACCAAACTACACAACCAACAATAGATTTAGGGTTTACTACGGATGAGCCACAAAACTGGTTGGAGATAAACTTTAAATCCGAGGTTGAGCTTGAGATAAACACGAACGTCAACAACATTAAAATATACTACATCATTAAAGTTGATGTGATTTTAGATGATGGTACAACAACTTACTACTTAAAGCGTAACCATATTGGATTAACACCAAGCAACGCAAGCTGGACTACTACGCAAGCGGGTAGTGGTTATGAGGTAATAGTAGGGCCTTTCATTGAGCAAGTACAATCACCATACTCTCCTCCCTACTCTGAGTTTCATAGTTCGAGCTTTAACGTTATTACGCCAACACTTCCTCAAGACGGAGATGTTACCGTTGAGTTCAATGGTGATAGATGGGTGAACAAATCGGGAGTGACTCGGACTTTAAATACAAACAATGAAAGCTATTGGGGTACAAGAACGTATAGCATAAATAAAATGAACGGAAACAACGGGCATTTTGTAGAGGCAAAGGTTACCAACTCAAATATAGGTAGCGGCTTGGTTTATGATCTTGGTGCTACTAAGATTTTTGATGGCAGTGGAAATAGAGGTAGTTTGTACTTCAAAAACGGTCTTGTCTACACGCTTACAACGGGATGGAGAGAAGGCAACAGCGGCAGCTATATTACAGCGCAGCGACTTATTGCAAATGAGTTCCTTACATTAATGAATAAGCCAATCCAAAAGTACGAGGGCAACATTTTTAGTAGCCACCACTTTATGACTCGCTTAATCTTTGAGGGTAAGAACTGGGTGCAGCTTGGTGGTAGATTTACTGCCAATTCTGATGAGTGGGATGGTGAGTGGTTTGCTATATCAAAGGAGACTATAACCATCACAAATACCGATACGGGTGTCCCCGCCGATCCAGTGTTTAGCATTGGTTCGGGTTCATTAGATGGTCGTGCTTCTTTAAGCGCTACTAATATTACTGATTTAGGTGTTGTTGATGTTGAGGTGGAAAATGATGTAACGGTAGGCAATGATTTGGATGTCACTGGTGACACCGATGTCACGGGAAAATTAGACGTCACCGGCAATTCAACACTGGCGGCCACATCGGTTGGTGAGTTCACAACAACGGCGCGGGTGAATGTCACCATCAATGACATCACGGCAAACCCCAGCGGTTCGGAAACGTTGGCGGTGAGCAAACATTTTAATTTCATAACTTATTCGGGGGGAAATGGAACGTATACCATCACATTGCCCGAAGCGGAAGATGGTGTGATTCTGCAATTTAAAACCGACGACACTATTGCGGCAAACAAAACCATCACAATTGCACCGCAATCGGGTGGGCGCATTGATGAAGAAGCCAACTATGTTTTGAATCGGTCATTGGATGGTGTTTCATTGTTGGGCCGTTCGGGTTCAAACAAATGGTATGTGATTCAGAAAAAAGAGAAATAAAAAGCCGTTAGGCGATACTTATATTTACAAAACATATAAAGACGAAGATGAATGAAACAATCTCAATTCTACTACCTCCTACGGAGAGGGTTGTTCAGCGCGGGTTCGGCAATTATCAAAAATGGACTGGTTATGTTTAACAAGTTCACGACTGCTGGCCTCAATTTCCCAGCCCAAGGAAGCGCGACCTTTAACGGCTCAAGCGATTACATCAACGCTGGCGAAAAAAACATTGCCACGGATTTAGGAATAACCAACGCTTTCACTTTTGGCGCGTGGGTTAATTACAAAGCCGATAGCGGTTACGATGCATTACTCACAATGTGGGAACACGCGTCAACGGAAATCTTTTGGTTTGGTTTTGACGATGCCGAGCGTTTCCATTATAACATTTCCTTAACTGGTGGCGATAAATCAAGAAACGTAATCAGTGTGCCTACAAATGAATGGGCGTACGTTAATCTTGTGTACAACGGGACAAACATTAAATTATATCTAAACGGCTCAAACGTAGATACACTTGCCGCAACGGGTACGATTGATGGCCGAGGCGGTGGACTTACTGAAACATTATTAATAGGAGCGCAAAACCCTAATACGCCAGCGGTATTCTTCAACGGCAACCTCGCAAACGTCGCAATATGGAACCGCGCACTTTCAAGCGATGAAATTAATTCCGTGATGTGGAAATCTTACGAAGGTTTAGAAGGTGCGGAATCAAACGGACTACAAGCGTGGTATTCTTTAGACGATATATCAAGCCCAGCGGCGAGCCTTGCGAATATGGAGCAACTCGCAACGGATAAAAACGCAACAATCGAAAACAAGGCGGCCATCACGGCGGCCATAAATGCACTAAGCTAATGGCACTAATTGACAAAGCAAGCCTTTTAATGGTGCCGAGCACCTACGAGGCGGGAACATTATACAACGTACTACCAAGCGGCAACCGCGCACCGGATAGCACCGACCAAAATTCGGGTTATGACCAAACGCGGGCGGACTTTACATTTGATAGAGGAAGCAACGCGGCGGCTACAAGAATCGGGAGCAATGGTTTGATTGAGAAGTATCGGGAAAACGTTTTAACCTATTCTAATCAGTTTAATACGAGTTGGTCAAATGTAAACACAACGGAAACAAGTGGTCAAGAAGGGTATGACGGAACGAACAACGCTTGGAAACTTGTAGGAAATACAAACGCATCAAGACATTATTTAAACAAATCAATTAGCAAAAGCGGTATCAATACTTGGAGTTTATACGCTAAAGCAAGTGGGCATAGTTATGTCCAATTTGGTAGCGGTTCAACTGCAAATCAATATGCAAACTTTGACCTTTCCGATGGTAGCGTCGGAAATATAGGAAGTGATTTTTTTAGTGCAATAGCTGAAGATGTTGGTAATGGATGGTATCGTTTAAGTGTTGTAGATAAAGTTTTTACCAATGGTTTTTACATTTCTTTAGTATCAAGCAAATCGGCGGCGTGGCTTGAATCTTGGACAATGGACAACGCTACGGATGGAATTTTAATCCAAAACGCCCAACTGGAAAGCGGTTTGGCAGCAACCGACGTTTTGACCAGCGGAGCGACCACGGCAAAAGCGGGGGTGCTTATCGACNTNCCGCGTATCAATTACGATGCGAATGGTGAGAACGGGGCTTTGCTTTTGGAGCCGAGTCGTCAGCAGTTGATTCCTTTCTCGGAATACTTTGGGGCTTGGGGTGCTTCTTCTGCTGGTACTGGAAGCAATCCAATTATAACCTCAAACTATGCTACTTCGCCCGATGGAAATTTAAACGCCACAAGAATACAATTTAACAGAGGTAGCGGAACGACAAGCGTTGATACAAGCTATATAACTTATGGATTGTCTGCGGGAACTATTGCCGCCACCTTATCCGTTTATTTAAAAACCAATGATGGCTCAACTAAAGATGTTACTTTGCGATTGGGTGCAGCTATTTTTGATTATAATGTAAGTGTAACTCCAGAATGGAAACGATTTACTTTAAGCGGTAGCACGAGTGTGGATAGAATGCAGATTTTACTATATGGAAATCAAAATAGTCAAACCGCAGATTTAAGTTGTTTCGGCGCACAAGTAGAAGCCGGCACCTACGCCACAAGCTACATCCCCAACCACGGGACATCGAGCGGCGTTACACGCGCGGCGGATTCTTGTAATGGTGGCGGAAGTGCTGAATCAATCAATAGCACCGAAGGGGTTTTGT